TCTATATGCTCTCCGACGAACGCCTGCGCGGCATGTACCGGCGTCTACCGGACTGGATGAAAGCCCGACAGGTGACGGTCGATGCCGCCAAGCAGTTCGCCCTCTCCAATGGATCGACGGCGCGGGCTTTTCCCACCACCGGCGGCGACTCGTATACCGCCACCATCGTGATGGTCGATGAGGCCGATCTCGTGCCCGATCTCAACCGCCTGATGCGCAGCGTTAAGCCCACCATCGACGCTGGTGGCAAGCTGATCCTGATCTCTCGTGTGGACAAGAGTAAGCCGCAGTCCGAGTTCAAACGGATTTTTCGTGGCGCGGTGAAACAGGAAAATGGCTGGACGGGTATTTTCCTGCCGTGGTACGTTCGACCGGAACGCGATGAAGTCTGGTACAAAGCGATCGCATCCGACATCCTGGCGCGCACCGGATCGATGGACGATGTCTACGAGCAGTATCCGGCCACGGTCGAAGAGGCGCTCGCACCGCGCGCGCTGGATAAACGCTTCGCGCCGACGTGGGTGATGACGTGCTACGAGCCGAGACTTTCTCTTGAATATGCCGGGCCTGCGATCCCCGGCCTGCGGGTGTATGCGCTGCCGGAACACGGCCGCACCTACGCGCTGGGCGCCGATCCGGCCGAAGGCAATCCGACGTCCGACGACAGCGCGGCGGTGGTGCTGGACACGCTCACCGGCGAGGAGGTGGCACTCCTGGCGGGCAAGTTCGAGCCGGGGGTGTTTGCCGGATATATTCAGCTGCTGGCGGAGTTTTACAACGAGGCGACCATCCTGGTCGAGCGCAACAATCACGGTCATGCGGTGATTGCCTGGCTTCAGGACAATACCCGCCTGCTGCTGGCCGATGGCTATGACGACAAGCCGGGATGGCTCAGCAACAGCAAGGGGAAAACACTGTTATACGATGCGGCGGCTGAAGCGCTGCGCGATGGCAACACGGTCATTCATACCGATACGCTGTATGAGCAGCTTCTATCGCTTGAGGGGTCGAGCCTGCGCGCGCCGTCGGGTCAGATGGACGACTGCGCCGATGCGTGGGCGCTGGCCAACCGGGCGACGTTTGCCATCCAGAGCATGAGCGTGATGTTTCAGGCTAAGGTCAAGGGTCGCTAAACGCGATCTTGATCCTGCCGCAATTGTGTTATACTAGAGCAGATGTTCGATTTTCCCCCGATCCGCTGGTGCCCAACCGGCTGATCACCGCTACCCGGCGGGTCAGAAACACGCTCCGCGACATGGTCGGCAGCGTGCAGCGCAACCGGTTGCGCGCCGATCTCCGGAACCAGACGACACCCACGCGCGATGTCGGGACGACCGACTATCTGTTTTGGCGGCGCGCGTTCCTGGGCAAGGCCAAGGGGCTGGAGCTTTCGGGACTGCTGCTCAAACCCCTCGCGTCAAAGCTCGCCTCGTGGGTGCTGGGCCGCGCGCCGCGACTGGCGTTTGAGAACGCCTACACTCAGGAGCTGGTCAACCAGTGGTGGTCGGGCAGTCACGATCAGATCGTGCGCGCCTATATGAATGCGCACAAGGAAGGCGATCGCTACCTGATCCTCAACGGCGACTTTACGATCACCGTGATGCAGCCGGAAGTCGCCCGCCCGCTGGTGGATGCGTCGGATTTTGGACGGATCATCGGCTGGGAATTTACCGAAGTGTACCCTCACCCGACCGAACCGGCGCAGACGCAGACCATTACCGATCGTTATACCGCCACCGAGCGGGTCCGCACCGTGCGCACCAACACCGCGCGACCGGTGACGACGATATACCCCAACCCGTTGGGCCGCGTCCCGGTGGTTCACATCGCAGCCAACTGCGACGACAACGAACTGTTTGGTCGCTCGATCGGCGAACCGCTGCTGCCCGCGCTGTACAACTACAACGAAGTGCTGTCCTCGGCTACGTCGGGCAATATCCGGCAGGGCCGATCCACGCCGGTCATGAAAAAAATGGGCAACCTCCAGGCGGTAAAAAAGTTCATGGAGGAATTTGGCCATTCCCGATCGCGTACCAACGCGGATGGCACGGTTGAGCAATGGACAGAGATCGAGTTTGACGCCGATCGGCTGGTCACGCTGGCGGGCGAAGCCGATTTCAAATGGGAGTCGCCGCAGCCTTTTATCACCGAAACGGAACGGCTGCTCGGATTGTACTTCTACCTCTACATCGAACATGCCGAGATTCCGGAATTTGTGATGGGTAATGCCATTGCCTCCAGCAAAGCCTCGGCTGAGACGCAGCTGCCGGTTTTTGAACGGGTGATCGAGATGCATCGCGCCCAGGCTGCCGGCTGGGTAACGGAACTGATCGGGTTGGTGGTGGCGCTGTATGCCGCCGTGGATCGCCGTGTTCGGGAGACGGATCGCCCATCCATAGAGTGGGAAACGTTGACCAAAGACAACGGCGAATTGATCCTCAACGCGCTGCGTCTGGCCCGCGAAGAGCAGGCGATTGACCGTGAAACGCTGCTGGAAAAACTGCCCATCAACATCAAGAATCCGCGCGATGCGATCGCTGCCGCCGACGAAGAGGCGGCCCAACTGCGCGATCCCTACGATACAGCGCTCGATGATTTGTTGATCGAGCCGGACGCCGATGATACGGCGACGGAAGAGGACGAGGAAATTCAGGCCGCATAGGAGGACTTTATGGCCAACGGAACGTATGTGAAATTTGCAGAAGCGCTGCTGAAAGGCGATATCGATTTCGATGTCGCTGATATCCGGGCGATTCTGGTCGATAATGGTCAGTACACGGTCAATCTGACCACCCATGATTTCCTGGATGATATTCCGGTCGGCGCGCGTACTGCGGTAAGCGGCACGCTTGGCGGCATCACCGTTACGAATGGCGTTTTTGATGCCAACGATGTGACGTTTTCCAGCGTGTCCGGACCGCAGTCAGAGGCTGTGGTGCTCTATATCCACACGGGCACAGAAGGCACCAGCCGACTGATCTGCTATTTCGACACCGCTACCGGACTGCCGGTGCTGCCCAACGGTGGCAATATCACCGTCACCTGGGACAACGGCACAAACCGTATCCTGAAGATCGGTTAGTCCAATGGCCTGGGGAAGTACGGTTACCGCTACTCAGTTAACCAGTATCACGACTGAGCAGTTATTCAACCAGACGCCGATCCTCAATCCAGGAGAGTTGGCCCATGTGACGGTGGACGTGGATTTTCCGTCGACGCCCACTGATCACGGAGACGTAAGCGTTTACGGAACCGTCGACGGCACGAACTGGGACGATGTACCGTTTATCGCGGTGCGCGTGCTGAACACGATCGATCCTTGCCAGGTGACGTTTATCGTGGAGGGGGTATATCAGTTCCGGGTCGGCGTCAAACGCTCCGGCACGACGGATACGCTCACGTCCGCAAATATGCGGTATCGCAAGAACGGGATCAATCTGTAATGATCGCCCGGATCAAGCCCGCGCGCGGTGCCAGGCTGAATGTCGATCACCCGCTTGCGCGCGGGTTGGTTTGGTTCGCGGCGCCAGGGCCGGATCACGTTTTTGAGTTTCTGCATCGCGCACCGCTGCAACTGCTCGCCAGCGGCTCGATCACATCCAACTATCACACCGCCATGGGAACGTCGCTGCGATCCAACAGTACATCCACCGGCGGCGGTTATTACAGCTTTTCGCCGCGTCTGTTGGAGATCAAGCGCGACCTGACGATCCTGGTGTGGGCCTGGATGCCGGGCATCACCTCATCTGGACGTGTCCTCACTGTGCCGTATGCCAGTGGCACATGGGTGACCCCGCTGGTTTCAATCGGTCTGGGCCGCGAAGGATCGGGCAGCCAGGGTGCGTTTGAGTACGCAGCCAACAGCTCCCGAATTCTGACCACCTCAGACAGTGGCTTTATTTCCGTCAACGATGGGATGACGCAGTATGCCGTCACCCGGTCGGGGTCGTCGGTGATCTTTTACCGCAACGGCGCGCAGCACGGCGCGGCCAAATCCGCAGCCAATGGCGATGTGGATTGGGGCGCGCAGCAACCGATCACACTACTGAACCGTTCCAACAGTTCGACCGGAACGGGCGCCTCGGGATATATGGTGTTGGCCGCGATCTGGGCGCGGGCGCTCACGGCCGATGAAATTCGTACCGCCTACGAAAATCCGTTTGCGCTTATGGAGCCGCCGCGTCGTGCGGCCGCGTCCGGCTCAACACCGCCCAACACGCACACATTTAATCCCGGTGATGATGTCCAGGCTGTGATCAATGCTGGCTCCGGGGGAACGACCTATATTTTTAATGCGGGACTGTATCGTCTGCCGGGCGGGAATATCCAGCCGAAGAATGGCGATACCCTGCGCGCAGCCGCTGGCCTGAACCGCGATGAGGTGACACTCTCCGGCGCGAAAATCCTTACGGGTTGGATATTCGAGTCAACCAACGGGGGTCGCTGGTACGTGACCGGTCAGACGCAGGAGGGCTTTTTTTACTCCGGTGATCCGCTGGATCGCGCTCAGGCTGGCTACGAGCGGGCGATACGGCCAGAGGATCTGTTCTTCGATGATGTGCCGCTTCGTCACCATACCAGCCTGAGCGCGCTGGCGACTGGCGGATGGTACTTTGACTACACGGCCGATCGCATCTATATCAAAGATGATCCGAGCGGTCACCTCGTCGAGACCTCGGTGGTCAATTCCTCAAGTGAGGGCTTGATCCGTGGTTCGGCCACGGGGGTGACCATCGAAAATCTGACCGTCGAAAAAGTGGCCGTGCGCGAACAGCGCGGCGGTATCCACGGGGATAACACGTCCGCGTGGATCATTCGCAATTGCATCATCCGGCATGTTCACGGGACGGGGGTAAACATCGGCCCGTCGATGGTGATCGAGGACTCACTCATTACCGAGTGCGGGCAGATGGGCTTTGGCGGCACCGGGGACGATTTCATTATTCGGCGCTCTGAAGTCTCCTGGCACAACTACGCCAGATATGATGCAGGCTGGGAAGCGGGCGGCTCGAAGATCAAATACTCCAACAACGCCGTCGTCGAAGACTGTTACGTGCATCATACCGGCGCAAAGGGCATTTGGTACGACATTGATAACCGAAATGGGATGATTCGTCGGAATCTGATCACCGATTGCTCGTCGCCGGGCATTCAGTACGAGATCAGCTACGGCACTACTTATATCGAAGATAATATTCTCTTAAGAAACGGGAAAGGTTACGATAATTGGCTGTGGGGATCGCAGATCCTGATGCACTCCGGTCAGGGCTGCATCGTGCGGCGGAATCTCTGCGTCGTGGATTCCGATGGCGGCAACGGCATCGGCGTGGTCAATCAAAATCGCGGCTCTGGCGCTTACGGGGTCTGGACAGGAAAGAACAATACGATCACGGACAACGTGATTATTTACAAGGGTTCCGCTGGTGCGTCAGGCGTGGTGACAGATTTTGACAACGCCAATTTCTGGGCTACGCACAACAATGTATTTAACCGCAATATCTACCGCGTGGTCTCCGGGCAGACCGGGCAGAGCCGGTATCGCTGGAATGACGCCAACCGCACCATCACCTCGCTGCGGTCAAACGACAGTCAGGAACTGGATGGATACGAACTGCTCGGCGTGGCAGCCGATCTTGACAGCACGCGCTGGAAGTCCATTCAGTGGCGTGCAAACTCGGTCGGGTATCGCGTCAACGCGGGTGGATCCGCCTCCGCCGCGCTGTTACAGGTGGACGGCGCGCAGAACTTTGCGGCTGACGGTTCGTCTCCTTCAAACCTTCACAGTCCGGCGGGAACCTTTAACGGGGATAACAGCTATACCATCAGTCAGATTCATTC